TGGTTTACCATGTCCTGCTCTGGCGTGTTCTGCATCAGCTCTTCTTCCTCCGGGGTCATTGGTTCGTTGGCTGGGTCGGCTATACATTCCATATCTCTCTCCAATCAATCAATCAACGATAAGAACTCTACACATCACGCCTTCCGTTGTGAAATACCGTTTCGTTCTAATCGCCTATACTCTAATAACCGCTTGCACTCTTCTCGAACGAGGTAGCGAATATCCGGCGGCAACTGTTGCCCGGCCTTGGCCATATCCTCACGCGACAGGTCTAGCATGGCGCTGGCGCGGAAGTAGATGTGGATGCTCATGGCGGATTTCTCGAATTTTGTTAGCTCTGAGTACGGAAGATCTCCGTCCAGGCATTGCTTTATGCGGGTTGTTGCGCGATCCAAGCTTTTACCTCCTGCATTGCATGTTCCCAGCCTTTTCCAACTATTGCAGAGTGCCCAGCCCGTCCGGTCAGGTACTCTATCCAGTCTTTTTGATCTGCAGACAGTCTTCCGCCTTTTGTGCGCTTCATCTCAATCCACAGGTTCCACTCTGGCACAAACAGGTCTGGGACTCCAGGCCTCAACCCCTCAGCCTTCAGTTTGATGGCTACCCGCTTATTCCTTAGACCGCCATTAGGAATGGCGAATATCCTGACTCCAGGGAATTCTTTCTCGAACTCAGTCACAAACGTGACTTGTTCGGCGTGCTCTGTGGGTATGCTCATGGAGCTACATCCTCCGGTCTGTTGTGTGCGATAACTCGATAAAACTTGCTGCCCTTCTCCCTGTGGCAAGTGATTGTCTCTGGCGGTTTGCCCTTGTCCAAATACTTCAGGAACGTGTCAACGTCAGGCGCAATGTGCCCGCTATACACGGCGCTGCTGATACTTTGCCATGCTGACCGCGCCTGCGGGTGCCTGCTATCCGGCGTATACCAGATTTTGAACGTCCTGTATTCCGTGGTGTACTCACATACAAGAGTGTCTTTCCCTGCCTGTGAAACACTCTTTTTAGCTGACCACTTTAGCACTTTATCTGTGCTGACTTCATATGGATCAGCCTTCACCTTGGCGAAGTCGCGCTGCAACTTGGAATTCGGGTCAACAAGCTCCTCACGACACTCCTCGCAAAACCGAGCAGCTATGTCGTTCTCATGACCGCACTCTGGGCATTCCTTAGACGACCACCTGTGCTCACACCGCTCATAGACTCCGCGATGTGTAGGTGACGGAACCTGGCCATAGCACCTGCGGCCATAGTGTGCGGGCATAGGAGGGTCGTTTTCTGATGTTCCGGAGCTGATCGCGTTCCCGGCCAGGTCTACGAAGTATCCGTCTTTGCTTATCCCGTATTCATCAGGGTTTGGGCGAGCTGCAAACTCGTTGTTGTAGCCGCACGTAGGGCACACGACGTTAAGTACTCCTCCACCTTCTTTTGCACCTTTTACCCTTATCTCTGGCGTGAACAGGTCATCCTGCAGCCCGTGGAACTCAATGTTTCCGGCGTAGTCCAAAACCAAACATGTTGATTTCTCGTCGTGCAACCTAAGACCGCGACCTATTATCTGCTGCAGAAGCCTTGCACTCTCAGTTTTGCGAAGTATCGCGATAACGTCAACGTGAGGCGCGTCAAAGCCTACGTTCAGTGTCTGGACGTTAACGATGTACTTGAACTTTCGATTTTTGAAGTCTTTGATCAGCTGCTCACGCTCGGCTTTTTTCATGTTTACATCGCCACCGAGCATCCTGGCCGCACCTTCCGGCAAGCTCTCCATGCACTCTTTCGCATGATCGACGGTTGCCGCAAAGATCATGACACCCATCTTACCAGACGAGTGCCTAACAACATCAGAAATGATCTCAGATGTTAGGCGGCCACGTCCTACGAATGTCTGTTCGACCTGCGCCTGGTCAAACTTACCATTATTTTGCAGTTGCAGGTTCCGCGTGTCGTACTCCGCTGCCAGCTCTGGGTCGCAATATGCCGGAGTCAGAAACCCCATATCGATAAGGTCGCGCGTATCAATACGGTACAGCAGCTTGTTGTAATAAGGCTCCCGGCACTCATCCTCAGGCACGAAAGATCCGTCAATATCGTACTGATAGATATATCCGTTCTTTGTTGTGTATGGCGTCCCTGTAACACCGATAACGCGAAGATTTTTGTTGTGCTTGCGCATTGAGTCGATGATAAGCCGGATTGTAGGAGTTGTCTGGTCGCACTCGTCAACTAGGACAACTCCGAAGGCATCTCCGAACCTGCTAAGGCTGTTTTTAACCGTCCCAGGCGTACCGTAGATGACGTTGTGCCGCATGCACTTTCCGCCAGCTGATGCGCTGAATATGCTCGCCTTACTGCCTGTAGCAAGGAACTTCTCATGGTTCTGCTGCACAAGCTCCCTGCTAGGTTGCAAAACCAGCGTTTTCTTTCCTGTTTTGTCGTATACCCACTTCGCAATGTAGGCTAGTATCCATGACTTACCGGCCCCTGTCGCAAGGGACATGCAGGCTGGCATAATAGACTTCTTCATGTGTTCAATTGCCGCGTTTACAGCGTCTCGCTGATACGGGCGGAGCTTATCGCTCATTGGCTGCTCCTTAGTGTTTAGCTTAGTTTCCAGTACTGTGTTGGCTTCCCGCGGTATTGATCAAGATCAACCCCTTCAAGCTCTGGGATTTTCTTGTACTGAACTGATCCTTTGCGCTCGACCCTTGTCAGTTTGCGCCCATGGATGATGGCATCGCGCTCTTTGCTCATGGCGATCAGCTCTGACAGGATCTCTTTTTTGCGCGCGGCTGCATCGTCAATCTTGGCTGTCAGGTCGTCATACTCATCAAGCAAGGTCTTTGCCGATAGTGTGTTGACCTCTTTTTGCTTTGGTTCAAGGTGTGCAGGGTTGTTAAGCTCAGACAGGTACAACTTATAAAAAGCTTTTAGGATTGGAGTTATGTATGCGAACCAATTAGCGTCGTACTCCACCCTTTCCAAGTAGTCGCCATTCGGCGTCCACTGGTAGAAGTCGCACCACGCGCGCCCGGTGCACGCCATCTCTACCTGCATCTGCGCGAAGTAGTGAGGCTGATCTTCTGCCGTCTTGAACTTCAGCTCGTCGGCTTTCTTATTGCGGAGTCCAAACGGGCATTTGACCTCCACAAGCCCATCAGCTCCAACCAAGCCGTCAGGCGAAGCGCCCAGCCAATCATAATCAGGGTGTACAAAGAACCCGCACTCCTCGACCAGGTTACCGGTTTTTCCGAGGTAGTCCATCAGTGCAAGCGGTTCGTGCAGCGTGCCGTGAGATGTTGCGACGTTGCCAGTAAATTCCGATTCCGCCCCGTGATACTCACGAACCATCTGGCGAATCAGGTCTTCAGGCTTTTTCCAAGGGTTTAATCCTAGGGCCGCACCTACGTTTGATCCGGTTAGCTTGCCTTTTCTTGCGTCGAACCATTCTTGTGTTCGCTGTTCCATTGCTTTGTCCTCATTGGGAAGAAAAGGGGCGCAAGCGCCCCATGTCAAACATCAGAACGGAATTGAGTCCAGGTCGTCATCAATCGGCTCTGCGATAGGCTCAGGCTTAGGAGCCGGTGCTGGCTTCATCTTGGCTGCAGCACCTTTTGCCGGTGCTACCGCGCTGATCCAGTTGCCGCTCCGCTCTTCGCCGTTGATCTCCATTTTCCACACCTGCACCTTGATCGCCATTGGCTTGCCTACCAGGGCTCCCATCAGGTCAGCGTCAGTCGGCTCGCCTTGAACCTTCATAAGCTTTCCGCCAGCATTTGCGTCAATTGCTGCCAGCATGCGCTTTGCTTTGTCGGCGGTAGCTTGCGGGTCTTTGTCGCGACTGGTGCCGTACACCTTCACCTTCTGGAAGATAACGCGCTTGCCGTACTCGTCCGGCTTCATGATGCGCCATTTCAGGCTGATATATCTATCCTGTTCGTACTCGTCCCACTTGGCTTCCTCAATAGCAGCTATGCAGCCTGTGTTCGCCGGGATAGGCGCAAGATCGCCGCCTTCCATCTCAAAGTTACCAGTATTGCTTACTGTGCTTCCGTCGTTCAGGTTCCAGAATGACATGTCTTATTCCTCTACTTTGGTTTCTGTTTCAGTTGCGTACTGCTTCAGGTACGGGATGTATTGCATCACCGGGTTACCGTGCTCTTCTACTTCCAGCTCTTCCGGGATGTGGTAGCGGTTTTTCGCGTCAACATACCCTATGGTGCCCTCGCTGGCAGTGATCAGAACGCGCTCTCCTGTGCTTGTCACCTTCCCGTATGACTTTATATTGCCTTTTTTGTCCTTGTCCCCTCCCATCACAAACTCATTGATCTTCAGATACAGAACAGCGTCAGACGTTGCAACATAAACTTTCCGGCTTGCTTCATGAAGGTCAAGGCTCCATGTGCTGTACGCCTCAACATCAGGGCGGTTCTTAACCTTTGCGATCCCGGAATGCGCAAGGAATACAACGGTCATTCCTTTTTTCCGAAGGTGCTCGCACGCGTTTCGTACTTTTGCGTGCAGCGCTGCAACAGCCAAGTACCCCTTTCCGAACCCTCCACACGCCTCGCCGATGTTGTTTGCTCCGTTTTGGTCGAACTCTACCACTTCCTGAGTGAACAGAGAGTCCATAGTAGTTACAGCGTCAAACACCACGGTCTTGAATTGATGATCTTCGGTTGCAAGCTCTCGAAGCTGAGCCATTACCACTTCTGACGGCTTAATGTTACGCTTTGCGTTCGGCGCTGGCAGCTCAGGGAAGAATGTCGGCTGCTTGTCTTCGCCAACCGACTCGAAAACCGTTGTGGCAGTCTCAGCTTGTATAAATATCGGGTCCGGGAATGTTGCCCCGAGAGTGGTCTTGCCCGAGCCAGGCATCCCGATGATCGTGATAACAGGCGCTTCTGGCACCGCCTTTTTAACCTGTTGCAAATAGCTCATTTCGTTGTCCTCATTGGGTATGTGTCTTCATTCGACGTTGTGCAGATTAACGCTCTGTGGTAGCCTTGTCAACACTAAGCGAGAAAAAATACACAGGAGCTGGTAAATGAAAGCCGATGAACTAAGGAGGCAGCTTGAGGGTTACAAGCTGACATACATAGCGGAACAGACCGGGCTGCACTACAACACTGTGCATAGGTTTATGTCTGGATCAGACCCGAAGCTGTCTACCGCGCAAAAGCTGTCAGAATGGATTAAGAGAAAGGCGGAGAGTGCAAACAATGATCAATGAAATCGAAGACTACCTTGACGCAGGGTTCAGGATTTTTGGCCTGCACGGTGTAGATAAGGATGGCTTTTGCGATTGCGGAAGCGATAAGTGCGAGGCCATATACAAGCATCCGATAATGAGTAATTGGCAAAACGTTCCCCATTGGTCTGATGACCAGCTGGAAGCGTTCGAGCAGATGGGGCATTTTGACACTGGGTTTGGCGCCCTGTGCTCCGGCTGGCTTATTGTTGATGTTGACGCTAGGAATGGCGGGGTTGGTTCATACCAAAAATTACTTGATCGAATACCAGAAATATCCAGCTGTGGATTCATTGTCGAGACTGGATCTGGCGGCGGCAGTAAGCACTTGTATTTTAGGGCACCGGAAGGATGCGCTCTGATCCAAAACCATAACGATTATCCGGGCCTTGACTTTAAGTCTAGCGGTTTTGTTGTCTGCGCTGGATCGATGCACGCAAGCGGGAAAAAATACAAGGCCGTTGTTGGCAGCCCGTTTGATATCGGCCCCGCCCCAGAATCCCTAATCAACCTGCTCAAAAAGCCCGACACCTACCGTGTAAAGTCGGATGCCGGAGATGTTGACGTTGACGAGGCGCATATCAGGGAGCTACTGAGCCACATTGACCCAGACTGCCCATACGAAACATGGGTTAAGTCAGGCATGGCCGTCCATCACTGCCTGAATGGCGACGGATTCGACGCGTGGGACGAATGGTCAGCCAATGGCAGCAAGTACCCTGGCAGCGATCAGCTGAGCCGACACTGGCACAGCTTCGGAAAGTCACCGAACCCTGCCGGGTACGGCACTCTGCTGCACTACGCGCGTGAAGGTGGATATATTGAGGATGTCACGTTCGAGTACACGCCAGAAGCTCCGAGCAAGGAAGGTGATGTACTGGACACCTCAAGCGTTGACCTTCTGAGGCCACCCGGTTGGGTAGGTGAGCTGACGACTGGTAAGGAGGCAGTACAGCAATCCTATCTCAAGATCCTGAGAACTGCAGGGGTTCAGGCGGCTGTTCATGGTGGGTTCAAGTCAGAGCAGGAGATGATGCGAAACCTTATCCGCCATCAGGCCGCATTCTACAACATAGATGAGCTGGGCCTTGTGCTTCGCAAGCTCGAAAACGCCAGCAAGCGTGGCGGGGCGTCATACCTTGAAGGAATCGTCGGCCTGATCATGTCTGTTTACTCGAAGGCGAACGGCTACCTGCCGATCACCGGCGATCTGAAGGAGGAAATCCGGGAGCATCTTCGTAAGGAGCTGTCAACAACCACAAAGCGGATTGACGACCTGCCCGCTGATTCCAGTTCGGACGGTAAACGCGCTGCACTTGAGCAGGAACAAGCGCGGCTGATGGAAGCGCTAGACAAGATCGATGATGGCCTGGATAGCCCTTACCTGACCATTCTTGGCTACACCACGCCGGTGACGTTTGATGCCCTTATGGGTTTCGAGCAGGCCACTAACGGGTTTATGGCGCGGGCCATGATCTTCAATGACCTGGAGACAAATCCGAAACGTAAGAAGGGATTCCGCAAGGAGCCGATGTCTGACCAGTTGGCAACCTCCATTCGCAACCTGTACGCCCCAGGCGCGTATGACATGATGGAACGTGGCCAGCGGGTTGAGTATCGCGGAGAAAAAACTGTTGTGCCAACCACCGCTGAAGCCGCTGACGCGCTAAATGAAGTGTATGAGCGTTTCCATGCCATGGCTGATAGCCAGAAAGGAGCAACAGGGCTTGAGGCGATCCCTAGACGGGGTTATGAGCTTGCCGCCAAGGTTTCCCTTATTCTTGCGCTGCCGAGCGGCCTAAGGACGGCTGAGCACGTTAGGTGGGCATACGCTTTGGCAAAGCGTGACGTCGAGAAAAAGATCCAGCTTGCGTTTTCCACTGAGAACGAGGAACAGGACAACGGGATTGCCGCCAAGGTTATGTCTCTCCTGGATCGTGACCACGGTGAGACTGAGGGCGTTTTGCTTAATCGTTTGCGTCGCCATCCTAAGGAGCAGGTCAGGGCTGTGCTTCGCCAGCTGGTGGAAAAGGGCATGTTGCGGAGCGAGGAAACCAAGGCATCCAATAACAAGACTTGCATTCGGTACTATTTGGGGGTAATCTAGCCTAAGTGTTGAGTTTGTAAGGATTTTTCGGGTTCTCAAATAGTTCAGATAGTCGTCAGATAGTAACGATTTACTACTTGAGAATCCAACAAAATCAAAGCGTTACGAGTCAAATAGTCAAATAACCAAATTTCCTAAGATACCCTAAAAAGTGGAGACGCTTTCTAGGGTATTTTTTTGTACTTAAAAAAAGAGTCTTTAGGATTATGTTTATTTGACTATCTCTTACAGAGTATAAGAGAGATATATATAAAAAGATCTTATAAATCATATACTTAAAACAAGAATGATTCTCATTCTCAGATAGTCAGGTAGTGACTATTTGCGGTTATTTGAACTATTTGAGGTTTTGCATTACCAGCGCCAAGCGGTTACCCAGTGGATGCAAATGCATATGCGCGCATACGCCTCTGTGACAGCCTGCAATGATGTTAACTGGCCAAACAGCACCAGCGGCACCACTATCAACAAAAACGCCGCACAGGCGATCTCAGAGCCTCACAGATAACTGTTCACAAAATGCCCACAATTTGAACACCCGCATAACGCGATCGGTTGTTATTCCAAAACGGTATTTCACAACCAGGCAAAGGTTTGTGATACTGGATTCATCGAGAGGAAACAACGGTTAGGAGATGAAGATGGAACTCTATCACGGCGGAAATGTAAGCAGGGTTGAAGATAAAGGTTTTTTCCGCGGCGTATTTGCCAGCGTACGTGAGGACGCTGCAGCATCGCACGGAGATCTGCACACTGTAGAGATAGATGATGACCAGATCCTGACTGACTACTCTCTCAACTACGAGCTGGACCATGACGAAGTAAAAGAAGCATTCGAAGCTGTTTGCTCCGAAGAAGGGGTCGATGCTGAATCGGACCTGATCTGGGAGGCCGTTATCGAGGACGCTGATGTTTTTAGAATGGACGAGTGTGATGTTCTCGAAGCATTTGAGATGGCCATGCTCGGAGACGAAGAACTCTATATGGCATCCTGGGTGGCACAGCGTATGAGAGGCCAAGTTGCTCGCAAGCTTGGCTATATTGCTGTAGAGATGGACGACGAGCACGGAACATCATATCTTGTGCTGCCTGGTGCCGAATTCTCACGTGTTGAGCGATAATGCATACCGCTTATTCCAAAACATTATTTCCGCACCAGCCCAGGCTGTGGCATATTGGGGCGGTTGATTGGTAGGAGGGAGAGATGTTTTACATGAACTTATGCTCGATAGATGGAACGCCGGTAATCAGCACCGAGTCTGAGGTTGTAAGTGTTGCGCTAGTTGGTGCGGATATGGATCTCGCAGAGCGCATACAGCACGCATACAACAACCACAACGCCCTATGCGAACTCCTGAGAGCCTGAGCAATGCAGCTGAGCATCGAGGACGGAGCAACCAGGCGGATGGATGGAATACTGGCAAAGCGTGCTTTTGAGTTGTTGGAGGGGATGGAATGAAAAAACCAGAATGGTGGAAGGCTCCGGAAGGGACGACGCATTGGTACTGGGATGATGCAGGTGATCCGACCCAATGGATGAAACTCTGTGCGGATAAGTGGTACTTCTGGGCGGATGGAGATTGGGTTCGGTGGACACCAAGTAATCGATCGAAAGAAAAGATGGTCCCATGTCCAACAGAGCAACAAGCAGAACCAACCTGGAACGGCGAAGGTCTGCCGCCGTGTGGGGTAAATGCGTGCACATCAGGTGGTGAATGCGTCGTCATTGGCGTTGACGAAAATAAAGGTGAAGTTGCCGTGCAGTGGAATGACGGAGAGCTCGGCGTTGTTCCTTCG